CAAAATTCTTCCGATATAGTACAATCGACAATAGAAAAATTAGAAGGTATGTCAACTTCTATGTCAGATAAAATTCATACTATTTTAGAAATACATGCAGATATAGATTTAGGAGAAGATGAATCAGGTTTAGCTCTTCCATATATTGTAACTGTAGATTATGAATCAGGTCAAACTTTAGCTATTAGAAGAAATTGGAAAGAAGACGATCCATTAAAAAGAAAAAGAACTTATTTTATACATTATAAATATCTTCCTGGCTTAGGCTTCTACGGCTTTGGCCTTATTCAAATGATCGGCGGTTTGCAACACGCTAGTACAGGAGCACTTCGTGCTTTATTAGATTCAGCTGCCTTTGCTAATCTCAATGGTGGATTCAAAGCCAAAGGAGCTAGAATAGAAGGTGGAGATATTACAGTCTCACCTGGTGAATGGGTCGATGTTGAAGCATATGGCGATGATCTGCGAAAGAGTTTTATCCCTCTTCCTTTCAAAGAACCTTCGCCTACACTACTACAATTGTTAGGTGTTTTAACTGAGTCAGGGAGACGTTTTGCAAGTATAGCAGACGCTATGGTAGGTCAATCTGCTGGAAGTGGTCCAGTTGGTACAACTATTGCTTTGATAGAACAAGGCTCTAAAGTATTTTCTGCAATTCATAAAAGATTGCATCAAGCTCAAGGTAGAGAATTTAAATTAATTTATGAATTAAATGGAGAATATCTAGATGATGAATATCCTTATGATGTAATAGGTGAAAGAAAAACAATTAGAAGAAAAGATTTTAATGATGCTGTAAATGTAGTGCCAGTAAGTGATCCTAATATATTTTCTCAAGCTCAAAGAATTGCATTAGCTCAAACTGGTTTACAACTAGCACAACAAGCACCAAATATTATTGATACTAAAGAAGCATATAGAAGATTTTTACAATCATTAAATATTCCTGATTATCAAGATTTAATAATTGAAGATGAAGAAACTCCAAGACGAGATCCAGTTTCTGAAAACATGTCTTTGTTAAATGGTAAACCAATTAAAGTTTTTGAAGATCAAGATCACCAAGCTCATATTGCAGTACACCAACAATTTATGATGGATCCTAGATTTGGAGGAAACCCTCAAGCTAAAGAAGTTTTATATCCATTAATGATGGCTCACTTAGGTCAACATATGGCTTATTTATATCAACAACAAATGCAAGCTCAAGTACCTCAAGGTGTACCTACATCTTCAGGAGAAATTAACAAAGAATTAAGAGATGAAGATACTACAGAAATTTCAGTAGAACAAGAAAATAGAATTGCTGTTGCAGCTGCACAAGCAGCGCAAGGTCTTATGGGAAGTATGCCACCAAATCCAGAACAACAAAAACAACAAATGGAAATGCAAAAAGACCAAGCTAGTTTACAATTAAAAGCAGAAGAGCTAAATATAAGAAAAGCTAGATTTGCTGAAGGAGTAAAAGATAAGGAAAGAACGCAAGCTAGAAAAGATGCTGAAACTAAAGCTAAGATAGTTGAAACAGCTTCAAGAGTTGCGAAAAGAAATGATTAATGGCAATTAAACCAGAAGAAATTAGAAAAGCTAAAAAGTTTTTAGAAAATAAAAAACTATCAATTAAAACAGTTAAGCCAAGAATATTTGCTCAAGTGGCTTCTAAAGCAAATGTACCTTTTGAAAAGTTGCTTAATGTAATTATGAAAGAAGTAAATGGAAAGATTAGTAATAGCGATAAAGAAAAAAATTAAAGAGTATGACACAGATTTAGGTAAAAATTTGTTGTCAAGAAGTGTAGATAAAATTGAAGACTTTAAAAAAATACAAGGAATGTCAGAAGGATTAAATAGAGCATTAGAAATAATTGACGAAACTACTCAAAAATACAAGGAAGGAGATTTAGATGATTAGTCAAGAAATATGGGCAACAGATAATGATGTGCCTACACCAGAAAAAATACCTCAACCAGTAGGTTATAGAATTTTAATTAGACCAAGAGGTGTAGTTGAAAAAACAAAAGGAGGAATTATTTTAACTGATACGAATAAAGAACAACAAAGTTATTTAAATTCCGTAGGACAAGTTATTGCCATGGGACCAGAATGTTATGGTGATAGAAAAGCACCTTGGTGTAAAGTAGGAGATTGGGTTGTATTTGGAAGATACGCAGGTGCCAAAATTTCTGTACAAGGTGTCAAAATGGTGTTAATTAATGATGATGAGGTTATTGCTACATTAGAAAACCCTGAAGTAATAGCTCATCAATTATAATATACGTTAGCAAAACTAACGACAACATAGGAGACAACTATGATCGAAGAAAACAATAATGAGAAAGAACTAGAAATTAAGCTTGAAGAAGATGTATCTGAAAAAGAAATAGAGGTTCCTCAGAATCCTATAGATGCGTTAGTTGAAAAAGCTGAAATCGAAGAAAAAGAGAAAGAGAATGATAAATCATTTGAAAATGAAAGAGATTTAAAACTTGAAGAAAAGAAAAAAGTCCCTGAATATTCAAATGAAATGCCCTATTCTGAAAAAGTTCGTAAAAGAATTGCAAAAGAAGTGGCTAAAAGAGCAGAAGCAGAACAAAAAGCTGTTGAATTAGAGCAAAGATTAGCTGATCTAGAGAAAAAAACTTTTGATATAGCTAGTAAGAGCTTAAAAAACAACTATACAACTGTTTCTAGTGAACTTAAATCAGCAATTGAAGAAGGTAATACTGAAAAACAAGTAGAACTTTATGAAAAAATGGCTGATATAAGAGGACAAATGTCTAAAACAGAAGAATTATCTTCTGAAATACCTAAAGTTGAAAAAAAACAAGCACAAACTCCACCTTTAGCAGCAGATTGGGTTAAAGATAATCGAGAATGGTTTAATAAACCTGGTTTTAGAAAAGAAACTGCAATGGCGTATGGTATTGATGCAGAACTTACTGAAGAAGGTTGGGATGTTAATGATCCAGATTATTATATTGAAATGGATAAAAGATTAAAAACATCAGGCTTGTCTTATTTCAATAAAAGTCAAGAAGACGCTGTCCAAACAGACAAAAATGTGGTACAAAAAAACAACAGAGTGCAATCTCCTGTAGCTGGAGTTTCTCGTAAAAAAGGAACAGACAGTAATAGAGTTAAGCTAACTCAAGACGATATCAGAACCGCACAAACTTTCGGTATTGATATAAATGATGAAGCGGCACTAAAGCGGTTTGCTAAAGAAGTAAAAACTTTTAGCAACAATACGTGAAGGTAAAGGAGCACGACTATGAGTAATAAAATAAACAACGAAACTAGAGCTGAAAAAGCAAAGGTTTCACAATGGCGCCCTAGTAATTTATTGGAGGCTCCTGAAGCTAGACCTGGTTACAAACAGAGATGGATTGCAACTATGGTTTTAGGTCAGGAAACACCGACAAACGTAGCCAAACGATTGAGAGAAGGCTGGCAACCTCGTGATCCTAAAACGGTCAAAGATGCTGGTCACTATCCAACGATAGAACATGGTAAGTTTGCTGGTCATATAGGTATCGAAGGAATGCTACTCTGTGAAATGCCAGAAGAAATGGTAAATGAACGTAATATGTATTACGCTAAAATGACTGAGAATTTAATGCGATCGGTCGAACAAGATATCCATAGAGTTGAGCAACCCGGAAATCCTATTCAGAAGTCTTTCAAATCTGAAGTTACTAGAGGTGGTTTTAAAGAGTAACTATAAATAGGAGACTATAACTATGGCAAATGCTGACACACCTAATGGATTTATTCCATTAAGGCACTTAACAGGTGGAGTTATCAGACCTCAGGAATATCCTATTGCTAATAGCTACGGTACAACAATCGCATCTGGAGACTTAGTAACTATGACTACAGATGGTACAGTGATTAGAGGTACTGCTGGCGGAACAGCATTAGGTGTATTCTATGGAGTTGAATACATTGAGAACTCTACTGGTGATGTCAAATTTTCTAAAGTTTGGAATGCAAGTACAGCTGCAAAAGCAAATACTGCAATAAAAGCTTTAGTATATGACGATCCAAATATAACGTACCAAGTACAATGTAATGGCACATTCGCAAACGCAAACGTTGGTGAATTGGCTAATGTTACAATTGGTACTGCGAACACTACTTTCGGTTATTCAACAGACGAGCTGGACATAGCAACTTTAGCTACAACAGCAAAAGTCTTGAGAATATTAAGATTAGTAGATAAACCAAACAACGATGTCGGAGCTGATGCACTTGTAGAAGTTGTAATTAACTTACACTTATACGGTACTCGTCAGGCTGGTGTCTAACCTTAACTAATAGGAGTTAAAAAATGGCTTTAAATAGAGCACTTTTTACCAAACAGCTCAATCTAGGTTTGAACACCGTGTTTGGTATGGAATATGATAGATATCCTGAACAATGGAGAGAAATCTATTCTACAGAGCAATCGCAAAAAGCTTTCGAAGAAGATGTACAAATGATCGGCTTCGGGGCTGCACCAACAAAAGCTGAAGGTGCTGCAGTATCTTATGAATCTGGCAGAGAAGGATTTGTATCAAGATACGTACATGAAACTATCGCTTTAGCATTCTCAATTACTGAGGAAGCAGAAGAAGATGGTCTATACGGATCTTTAGGTGCAAAATATGCTAGAGCTTTAGCAAGATCAATGCAACACACTAAGGAAATTAAAGGTGCAAACATCTTAAACAATGCAACTAACACTGCACAATTAGGTGGTGACGGAGTAACTTTATTGAATGCTTCACACCCTCTAGGTGGTGGCGGTACTGCTTCTAACATTCTTGCTACACCAGCAGATTTGAGTGAAACGTCTTTAGAGACACTTCTAATTCAAATCTCTGAAGCAGAAGATGATAGAGGTATACCTATCGCTTTAACTGGTCAGAAATTGATCGTTCCACCAAATTTAGTGTTCATAGCTGAAAGAATCCTTAAGTCTAATTTAAGACCAGGAACTGCAGATAATGACATTAATGCAATGAGAAATATGGGTATGATCCCGGGCGGAGTAGTCGTTAACCAAAGACTAACTGACACAGATCAATACTTCATTATGACTGATTGTCCAGATGGAATGAAACACTTTGTTAGAGCACCAATCAAAAAAGCTGTTGAAGGCGATTTTGAAACTGGTAACCTAAGATACAAAGTAAGAGAAAGATACTCTTTTGGTTTCACTGACTGGAGAGCCGTTTACGGATCTCAAGGCGCAGATTAATAATAATAAACTTAACTAGGCGTAGCAATACGCCTAGTTACCCTACGACAGCGTAAGCTGACTACTAAGGAGGTAGACTATGGGAACAACTACTTTTTCGGGACCGATTAAAGCGGGATCGATTAGAGAAACTTCAGGAACTACATTAGGAGCAAATGTTGCTAATACTGGTTTTGTTGTAATGGCACAATCTGCAAAGATTGATATTACAGGAGCTTCTCACTTAAACCAAGTTTGCGGGACTATTCCTGCTAATTCACAGATAGTAGATGTTATATTAAATGTAACAACTGTAAATAATGATACTAATGCTGCAACAGTAATTGTTGGTACAGCAGATGATGGTAATGCTTTCATTCCATCTACAAGTGTTAAATCATTAGGAACTACTAGAGGTACTTTAGATACTGAAGCAACAAATATTGGTACAACTGATATTCAAGTTTTAGCTGACTTTACAGGTACTGATGGTGATGGAACAACTGGTAATGCAACTGTTACTGTTATGTATATGCAGAACAATAGTATTGCAGATGCTGGAAACACACCATAATAATTAATTAGAGGGCCTTCGGGCCCTCGTTAATTGGAGATATTATGTTAGAATTTTTAAGAGAAAAAGGTAATGCTTTAAAAAGTATCTTTGATAAGGACGAAGATAAAGAAGAAGAAAAACCAGAAGCAATTGTAGATAAAGCAATTAAAGTTTTTGAAGCACAAGAAGATTATAAACCTACAGAAGAACAAAAAGAATTAGCTAAAACAGAAGATACTTCTGAAATGGAAACTATTAAAGATGTTTTAAAAAAAGAAGAAGCTGAAAAAGAAGAAAAAAAAGAAAAATCATTAGATGAAAAATTAGCTGATATTGAAAAAGTTATATCTTCATTTGGTTCTTCTCAAGACTTAGGTTCTCCAGCTAAATCACCTTTTACAGATAAGAGTTTTCAATTAAATAAACCAATAGACTTTCAAACACAAGTTGCTAAAAACTATGTTGCGCCTTATTTACAACAACCAACTAGCCAAGGCGACAGAATTGCGTTACTATTTGAAAGTTTAAAAAAACAAAATTTAATATAGGAGAAACAAATGGCAGGATCAGATATTCAAGCAAATAC